GGTGACTTCCCATTTGCCAGTTTTATAGTCAATAATATTGACTCTGTCTCCGACGACATCTATTCTATCTATATAGCCTATCATTGAATAGTTACCTATAATAAAACTAAAGGCATGTTCTTTATCGTATACGTCAAAGGTTGTGTCTAAGTTTTGATCGTAAAATTCATTTATAAGATTTCTTCCAACAGAAATTAATTCCTGAGATATTTTATTATCTGGATCTAACTTTTGTTTACTTACTTCAAACTCATCAACCATCTCTTGATGGTCTAGTGGCTTTTCTTTATCAACTACTTTTTCTAATACTGCGTGGACTATATTCCCGAAGCGTTGCGGCTTCTCCAAATAATCTAGGTTCTTTTTGTATATAAGAATAAAAATATTTTGATGGGCACTGCGCGTAAGTATCTAACCTTGAGTAGGAAAAATCCAAGAGCGATAGCTTTTGTAGCGGATCTAAGTCTTCTATTTTTTTTATAGCTATTGACATTTATTAATCTTCCGTGTTATGTTCTGTGACAAGCAATCCGTTTGGATCATATTCTTTACCGTCTTCATCTATCGTGTGACCAGTTTTAACATTGATATATCTATCATGCCCAACTGAAACCCAACCGGTCTCACCCATCTCCATAAAATCACCTTCAATATAAGGCCAAGGCATAGCAGTCTCCTATTCTACAGATATAACTGTATTGTTTATTGAGTCTATATTAAAATAGTAATTTAGTAAACCGTATATATCACGTAGCTCTGCCTTAGAGGCGTTAAATCCTACCATGCCAAGCTGGATAAAAAAAGTTTCATCAAACCCAGGTAGGGCCTCATACTCTATGATCTGTGCATCGTTGAGCAGCATTCTTCCATTTTCATTCTTAAACATTTAATCCTCATCTACTATTGTTATAGGGTTCCATGTTGGGTCATTCATCTTTTCTCTCATATCTGAGACGTATGAATCCCAATCTCGTTCATCTTCTGATTTTTTTTCATATGTTACTTTTGCTTTAAAAGGATTGCTTTTAAATTTTACTATAAAACTTTTTCCACCATTCTTAGGCGTCCAACGAAGATTGCCATTCTTGCAATCGCAATAATCATCATTGTTTATATCTATCATCCCCTTTGGGTCAAATCTACCACTGCAACCATTACACGCTGTATAGCGTCCTTTGTCAGCGCACCTACTGCACGATGAACAGTACGACCAACATGGTCTTTCTGCGGGGTTCTTATAGCTTCCTGGCAGGGCCATTTATATCTCCAATTCTAATATTTTATTAAGAGAATCCACAATTTTTCCTGATGCAAGTATATCAAATTTGTAAACAAATTTTCGATTATTATCAATAATTTCTAAAAATACTGGTCTGTTTCCTTTATTGCTAGAAACCAAATCATATATCTTTTCGAAGGTACCCTGTGACAAACCGTCTTTAACAGTTAAGGATATTGGTTTGCCACCGGAAAATATTTTAGAATCTATTTTTTCAGATGAATTATAAAACAATTTAACAACAGAATTCTCATCGTCATTCTCTCTGTTTAAAAATGCGCTTACTACAAATATATCTCCAGAGTTAAAATAATCGTCACTTATATCTTTTGCATTTTTAGGAAAGATTATAACTTCTATGCTAGAGCTGATGTCTTCTATTTCTAGCTTGTACATCTTTTGACCTTTTTTAGTGGTCATCTTTTTGTTTGACACTATAATGCCACCAACCTTAACTGCTGTTCCACCTGGGCAGTCTGAAAGGTCTATTACTTCGTGAGTAATTTGATTCTTAAGTATATCCCAGATACCAAGAACTGGATGGTTGGTTACATAAATTCCTAGTTGTTCTCTCTCTTTTTCTAGAACTTCTAATTCTATTCTTCTGCTCAATTCCATATTCTGATCTTCAACTAATTCATCTAAGGCCCCAGAAAAACCTAAATTTTCTAAAGTAGATTTCTTTAACACCGATGGATCACATCTTCTATAAAAATCATACAGAGAGGTATACGGCTTATCTTGGTCTCTGCAGTTGACTATAGAGTCTGCGATAGACAAGCCGATCCCATCTATAGCTGATAGACCAAAAATTATAGAGTTTGTATTAACTACTTCAAAATCAACCCCAGAATAATTTACTGAAGGAGGAAGAACTTCTAGGTTTAACTTTCTACAGTCTGAAAGATACACAGCCTGCTTATCTTTATTGCCAACTACCGAGGTCATTAAAGCCGCCATATACTCAACCGTGTAATTAGCCTTTAGGTATGCAGTTGTGTAGGAGATCATTGCGTAACTTGCAGCGTGTGCTCTATTGAAACCATAACCACCGAAGTATTCGATGTCCGAATAAATCTTATTTGCTTTATCATCAGTTATATCAGAAACTTTTACGCAGCCTTCTACAAACTTTTTTCTGAATAAAGAAATCTTGTCCATTTGCTTTTTACCAATGGCTTTACGCAAGTCGTCTGCTTCAGCGGAACTAAACCCAGCAAGCTCTCTAGCAACACCAAGCACGTCTTCCTGGTATAACATGATACCAAGTGACGGTCCCAAGACTTTTTCAAGCTTAGGATGATCATATGATACTCTGGACTTTCCATTTTTTCTGTCTATATAAAGCTTATCCATCCCAGATCCCATTGGGCCAGGTCTGTACAAGGATATCAAAGCCATTATGTCTTCTATGTTTTGCGGCTGCATTTGGACCATCAACTGTCTCATGCCAGAAGATTCTAACTGGAACACTCCAGCTGAATTTCCCTTACATAATTCTTCATAAGTTTTTGGGTCATCTAGTGGGATAAATTCTATGTCGATAACTTCTTTTGTGTTTTTTTCTATAAGTTTTAAACATGAATCTATGACACCAAGGTTTCTTAAACCCAGGAAGTCAATTTTTAATAGGCCACACTGTTCTACTCTACCCATATCCCACTGTGTGACTAGTGGAGCATCAGCGCCCTTCTTCATCACAGGTAGATAGTCAGTCAAGGGACCCTTAGATATAACCACACCAGCTGCGTGTATGCCAGTCTGTCTGACTAAACCCTCTAGCCCAATAGCGGTGTCCACTATAAGTTTTGAATCACTATTTAAAGTGTACTCTGTTTTAAACTCCTGGACTTCCATGCACTCTGCTAGATTTTTTGATATCCCCAAGATAGGAGCAGGAACAAGTTTCGCTATTTTATCCCCAGATATAAAATCGTAACCCAAAGCTCTGGCTGCATCGCGCAAAGATTGTCTGGCGCCAGTTCTATTGAATGTGCATATGTGTGCGACTCTATCATCGCCATATTTAGTTCTTGCATATTCGATAACTCTATCTCTGTGTCTATCGTCAAAGTCAAGGTCGATGTCGGGCATTGACTTTCTTCCCTCAACCAAAAATCTTTCAAACATCAAACCAAATCTAATTGGATCTAGATTAGTAATATCAAATGCATAGGATAGAACGCTGCCAGCCGCAGATCCTCTACCCCATCCAACTCTTATATGATTATCCTTCGCCCACTTAACTAGATCAGAAACTACCAAGAAGTATTCCGAAAATCCCATTTCTTTTACCACTTTTATTTCATGGTTAGCTCTATCGACTATATTTTGCGGAAGAGGATCTCCATATCTTTTCTTTAAGCCATCCCAAGCTAATCTTTCAAAGTAATCAGTTGAGTTTTCTTTTGTCGGTATAGGAAAATCAGGGAAGTGAATCTCTCCAAAGTTTAAGTTAACATCTATCATATCGTTAACATGCATGGTGTTCTTTAACCATTCATCAGAAAATACAGAAGCCATATCTTCGTATGATTGAAGATAAAATTTATCGCCTGAAAAAGAAAATCTATTAGGAGTATGTACGTTACAGTTTGTTGCTACGCATAGCATTATGTCATGAGCCTTGGCGTCATGTTGATGTACATAATGGCAGTCTCCGGTTGGGATTATCTTAGCGCCTATTGTATTTGCTATCTTAATCAGATCTGGAATAATTTTCTTTTGCTCGTCTAAATCATGATTTTGCACTTCTATGAAATAGTTCTCTTTGCCGACTATTGACTGCATGGTAGCAGCATGCTTTAATGCCGTGTTGTAATCATTTCTAAGCAGGGCTTGAGATACTTCACCGTTCAGACACCCAGACAGCACTATAACGCCCTCTGAGTGCATGGATATGAGTTCATGATCCAATCTAGGCTTAACATAATACCCATCTATAAATGATTCAGAAGACATCTTAATAATGTTATGATATCCAATATTATTTTTAGCCAAAATAGTTATATGATAAGGACCTCTTTGTTCCCACTCATTTTTAGATGGGCCCGATCTTTCCTCTTCGTCTCTATCAAATCTAGTTTTTCTAGCTTGATAAAATTCAGAACCCAATATTGGCTTAACCCCAACAGCTTTACCAGCATCATAAAAGTCTAGCCAAGAATGTATGTTACCATGATCAGTAGTGGCTATACCAGTCATCCCTAACAGCTTAGCTCTCTCTAGGTATTCCTCGACTCGCCCATGCCCATCGAGCATAGAGAAGACTGTGTGGTTATGAAGGTTAGTCCAGTTTTTCATTATAATTTACTAATCAAATTCCTCGTCTATTATCCGAATCGTCAAGAGAACTATCTCTGTTCTCCCTATAAACAATTGCTACAACTCCTCCGCAATACTTACACGGAACCGATTTACCCTCTTGAGCAAACGGGCTATTAAACATATAGGCCATAGGCTGATCGGATTTACACTCGGTGCAAACCCCAATCACATCATCTTCATTTTCAACTGGCATTTTTTTTGTCTCCCTTTTGTTTATACGCGAATCTTATTGGTGACGGGGAAAGCTCTTCAGTGCTCTCAATATATTTATTGCCAACAGTAATCCATTTTTTCTTCTTTTCCAAGTGACAATCCCCACACCCAACACCGGCAGAATTAGCTCGGTCACAAGTGTACGGTCTTCCACCTATGCCTATTTGTCTTCTTTTTATCCAATCATTAATGTGGCTCGTAGATTTTTCATAATTAAAATCATCACACAGACTAAGTATACTATACAAAAACTTTATTGATTCTTCATCGTATGTAAGTATTGAACAAAGAAATAGTCTAGCTTCGTGCTCTAGCTTCTTATTAACTTTTGCCTGCTCGATAAGTCTTGTAATGGCGCTACAATTTTTTAACAGTTCTTTTGGAGTAAACTCTTTTTCATTTAAATTTATCTCTTTAAAAGCGGAAGCACCGTGTTTGTTGAAGTGTTCAAGGAAGTTTGAAGATCTACCTTTATCTAGTTCCATGTCATAAGTGAATTCCCTAAACCACTCATTAGCTTTTAGATTAAACTCTTGATCCTCAACATTGTTATCTGCTTCCATTTTGCAAAACTCGAGCACAGCATCAAAGCTCGAATCAAATATGTGTCTAGGAATAAGGTTTTTGTACAAACCAGTTTCCTGGTGCTTACTGCCAGCAAGGCGCCACATTCTTCTAGGATCGTAAACACTAAAGTCTATTGATTCTATATCTAGATTTTTTTTAATCTTAGTAGCTATGTATCTAAATATATTTGGCAATGCGTTAGACGGGTTAATACCCAAAGCTATTGCTTCACACTCTATGTGGAAACCCTTCTTGCCAGTAAAGTAAACCAACAAAGATTTTTCAGGGACGTACTCTCTCAGGTAGCCCACCAACTTTTTGCATTCTTCATAAGATACATTCGGATCTTTATTGTCCAAGTCAAAATAAAGAGAACCTAATCTGACAGCTTTTTCAATATCCATGGAATTATAATGCCAAATAGAAGTATACAAACCATTGTTGCTATGTTGCTTTCTAAAATTTTCTATATTAAATATAGAAATAAACTTAGGATTGTCCCCATCTTTGTCTCTTATGATTCTAGACAAGGAAGGAACATATCTAGCCGTCTCAACTAATTGCCAAGAGTTTAGATATTTTTCTGTATCATTTGGTATCTTCATAAAATAACTTTTTTGTTTTCAATATTATTAATATTTCCAATAACTACTTTATCCGACTCTACGATGTTCTTACTGTTGTTTCTGTAGTATACAGATTCTGCTATTATTTTATCTATGTTTTTAATTAGATAATATCTTTTTTTAATTCTTTGTTCCAGATCCATCTTTTCTCCATTTTGGATTTATCAAATCACTATCTTCAATAATCAAATGTACTTTTGAAGCAATGTTGTCAGATAAATGAACTATATAATCTAAATAAGTTATCGGATAAGTTTCTGGTATTGGTGACCACGGGCCAAGATGGCATCTAACCAATCTAAGTATTGATTGAACAATGTCTTCTGACAAGAATAGGGTAGACGATTCTGATTCACTAGCAAACTTCTTATCTTTTTCTTGGCATGAGGAAATAAAATTGCCTACCGTGTATGGGTGCATTGGGTCGTACCTACAATCGTCGGAACCACCTTCGTGCACACCCTTGCACAGGTCATGGAGAAGACACGCAGCTATGACTATATCTTTTTCCTCTTGCGAAAGAGAATATGATTCACTCATATACCATGCTATTCTAACCACTCTTTTAGTATGGAGAACATTGCCACCTTCTCCATGCTCATCTGAAGGATGATACTTTCCAGAAAAACTTGATGGAATTTTCCAAAATAAATCATTCCTAATTAAGATAGATCTAACAAAAGATTTTATAGATTCATCAACTATAAGATTAATTTCATCTAGCAATGTAGAAAGAACTTCATTTTCTTTCCCCATTGAAGAAGCGTTCTTTTCTTCTATAAGAATATCATCTAATATACTTTTACCCATTTTTATCTTCTTTCTTCCAGTCGTTCCAATTTGAACAAGGTTCATCAAACGGACATTTTTTACAATAAGATATCAGCCCTCTTTTAGGTACTAAAACCTCAGTGTTTAACATTTTGTTGCACCAGTAATCGTAATACTGGAGATCTTCATTTCTTATTTGGAATTCATTAAAGCCTATATTCTGACTCAATGGATCTATGAAACCAAATTTAGTATTTGCCATTCTTTCTGGGTGCCTATTGCGGTAAGCCTTATACAGGGTACAAAAATCTGTTCGATACAGATCTCTATTGCTAAACTTATACCCAAATATAATTTTGGTTACAAAATATTGTTTCTTATAAAAGAATATAATATCAAAAGTATCCTGTAGATTAAGATTACCTATCGGCATGTTGTACTCTTCGCTTATGGCCACAGGTATATATGGAGATTCCGAATAGGTTTCGTGGAATGCCAGTAGGATGCCAGCTGCTTTAGAGGTCAAGCTGGCAGTGTTCCCGTATGCGGTCTCGTGTTGTTCTGTCACGATATCGTATGAGTTAGTATTCTTAGGAAACCAAATCTTTTCCCATCTATTTAATAGAGATGAATAAGATGGAATTATCCCACCTTGTTTTTTGAAAAAGAAAAAATACATTATACTCTTAATAGTTGATTCAAACTTTTCGGTATGTATGTCTCTTGCATATATCTTTTCTGGCAACTTTTGCTGATGCCTATAATCAAATAGGCGTTCACATAGTTGAAAATCTTTTAAAGATTGTACTGATACAGGTTCCATTAATGAAAATCCTTTCCACTTAATAAGTCATCTAATAAAGATGATGAAGACGTATACGAGCTATCGGTAACTGGATCATAATCTTCATAGGTTTTCTTGTAGTCAACATACTTAACTAAAGGCGGATCATACAAAAATGCTGAACCAGTAATTCTATTCTTAGGAATCTGAAGCTGCATTATATTTTCATCTTCAGTTTCATCGTTTGTTGCTAATCTTTTTTCTGTAATAAAAATTGTTACTGCACACTTTTGCTGAATAGCTAAGGAGCCACCAGTGTCAGACTGTTGGACTACCTCACGCTTTTCCTTCATTCTGTTTGAATTTTCCTGTGCTGTAATTATTAAAGCGCAATTCATATCTCTTGCAAGCTTTTCTAAACGCACCATCATTTCTTCAAACTCACCCCAACGTGGCTTGCCCTTACCCCCACCCTTAGTAAACATAGACTGGATTGTATCTATTATAACTATGTCTGGCATGTTGATGTTCTGCCCAATTATATCTCTTAACCAAAATTCTAGGTCTTCAAAGTACGGAGTATCCGGGTCATGTCTAACCATGAGACGGTCACCCCACTTAGCCAGTCGGGCCTTAAAGGTATTCAGGTGTTTATTCTTTTCTTCTTCTGACCACTTTGATGACTCTAGGTAAACATTCTTTTCTATTATCTGTGTCATTAAGATTCTCTCCCAGTGACCAGTAGCTTCTTCAAAGTTTACATATAAAACTCTATAACCGTTATCTAACCAGTTGTTTGCTAGGCACTTGACGAACGTGCTCTTGCCCTTGCCTGATGCGGCGATGACTGCGTGTACAGCCCCCCTAAAAAAGCCGCCCTCATCTGTGTACCCCATGGCCCTATTAAGTGCCTTAAATTGAGTAGGTAAGAAGTTCGGTATATCTAATAGTGAATCTACTCTGCTAGCTATTTCGTCAGCAGTTGTTATTTTATCTAGTGGATTATATCTTATTTGATTTTCTAATTCTCTTATTTCAGAAGTAAGAGTTTGGATTCTAGATATATCATCTTCAGTCTTTTGTCCCTTTTGAGATATTATAGATTGAAGTTCTTGTAAATAGTTAATCTGTTTTCTTTTATTAGCTTTATACTTTACTAATTCAGAAACAGATTCTTGCGTCGACAGTTCGGCAGACATTAATAAATCAACCATGACGCCGACCCCAGCGTTACCACCAAGAGCTTCGTGTATATCCGTTTCTGTTTGTAGCCAAGACTTAAACGCTATTGGGTCAACAATATCAAGTTGTGTGGCATTCTCAAAAGCTAGAAGAGCCTTATAGAATTCATTTATTCCTTTTTCCCCATGTATGGAACCAACAATTTCTTCTGGAAGATTTTCCTTGAAGTAATTAATCGCTCCATTTTTTCTAAGTGAGAGAGCAAAGATCTGGTACTCTAGTGGAATGTTATCCTCCACCTTTTCATTTGCTTGTGTCATTGTTTCTTTTTCTCTTTTATAGATCGGTAAATCTTTTTCTTGTACTCTGAATTTTTCTTCTTAATACTTCTGTAAGCTTCGGAGGACGTCGTAGTATTTTTCTTCTTCTCTTTGGGCTTATAAGGGTTTGATCTAATCGCTTCGAGCAATCTGTCGAACACTGATTGTTCCGTTAAGCTATCATTATAGCGGAAGACAATCAATGCCACACCATTATCTATGCACCATTGTTCTTTTTTTTCGTCTCTCTTAATAGCTTCTTCAAAATCATATTTAGATTCAAAAAATCTACTGGTGTAATAATAGTGCTGTCTTCCATGAAATTCTGCAGCTATCTCATACTTAGGGCAATAAACATCTAGCTTTAATTTATCGCCTATATGATATTCGTTTATGATTTTTTCTCCTGGAAGGAGCTTTTGCAGTGCTGACGTTAAAGCTGTCTGACCTCTAGACATTTTTTTTCTACTGTCTTTTAACCACGTTAGCCCAATAGAGTTAATCTTCTTATTTACCTGTGGTATAGTCCAGCCTAATTCTTTTGCTATTTCAGAAATAGATAAAGAAGTTTCCAATAATAGATCTTTTAGAAAATCAATATCGTCTTGGTCTTTGTCTACTTTTTTACCATGCATTTCACTCAGCCGTGTTATATGTTTTTGAATAACTAATAGTTTTACCCAAATCTATAATCGACATGTTTAGCTTGTTCCAAATTGAATTTGATAAAGCTAATCCCAAAGAAGAACAATCTAAAATACAATAATCTATATTACCTTCTAGAGC